ATTTCCTCCATGAAATTACGCTCTCTTCCAGAAAACACAAAATGCAGACTAGCTGAAGTTCGAAAGCGGCTATGCGAAAAGTATTTTGGTGTGAACCTTAAAGAAAAAAAATATAAAGGAACAGATGAATACGATGATGGTGGAAACGGAGACGAAAATGGAGACCAGTCAGAACAGCTAGAAGTTTTAAAACAAGGCGATTTGCAAGAGGCAACAAAGAAAAAGCGCAGCAATGTGCAAAAAATGGGACGCATTAAACTTGTTCGTGCAAGAATACGCAAAGGAAAAATTCAACGCCGTAAAAAGTTGTCTGCTGTAAAAGGATTTCGTTTAAAGGGCGGAAAGCTAAAGCGAATGACTGCTGGCGAAAAACGCAAGAGAAAAATGGGAGCACGCCGAGCAAAGTTCAAGCGGAAAGCAAAAGCATCAAGAATTAAATTTGCGCTTCGCAAATCATTACGAAGAAGAAAGGCAATGGGTCTATAAAAATGCCAATGTTAATAACGGAAACGATGGGGTTTGACTCCGAGCTACCAGAAATGAAATGCATTGTTGAAGATGCAGGAAATGGAACACGTCGTTATAAGATTCATGGAATATTTCTTCAAGCCGAAAGACTAAACGGGAATAGAAGAATATATCCAAAGCAGATCATGTCCGAAGCCGTGCGTCAGTATAATATTGCGCATGTTGTTCCAGGCCGCGCAGTTGGAGAATTGGGCCATCCCGATGGTCCCAAAATCAATCTTCCTCTTGTATCTCACAAAATCACGTCTCTTACTGAAGATGGAAACAATTACTGGGGTACTGCCGAGATTCTTGATACTCCCAACGGAAAAATCGTCAAGGCATTTATTGACGGAAATGTAAAGCTGGGAACAAGTTCGCGTGGTCTTGGATCCGTGCGCTCAAATGGCGGCACAGACTATGTTCAGTCAGATTTCAAGCTGGCAACCGCTGGAGATATCGTGCATGATCCTTCTGCTCCCGACGCATTTGTGCGAGGAATCATGGAAGGACGCGAGTTTTATTTTGATGAAAATCTTAAAGAATGGGTAGATAATACTCAGAAAAAACTAAAAAAATATTCAAAATCTCAGATAGAAGATCACACAGTTCATCTGTTTGAAGATTTTTTAAATACCATGATGAAAAATCTAAAATAACTAAATAAACTTACCAATAATAGGATATTGTTTTAAAGGAGCAGTCCCACATGAAGAAGAATGTAGATAACAGCAAGACCGGAGTTTCACTTCGCGATGCCGCGCTTAAGGTTCTACGCGAAAGTGCGCTTGGACCAAACGTAGCATATGCTGATCCTCCAAAGAAGTTGAATCCTGCTTCGGTACAGGGTGGAGAAGAGGATACTCAGAACACGAACAATGTTGCTGGAAAGAACATTGGTGCTCTCAGAGCTGGCGCAAAAGAAATGACCGGTCGTACTGGTGGTGGAAATGATGGTCCGATTGATTCGGCCGCATCAATGACAGGCGGACCAAAGAGACTCAATCCTGAAGCATTTCAGGGCGCCACACAAGACCTTGGCGCTGCTCCTACGGATGTAAAAGACGAAATTCCTTCTTCAAAAGCCTCTCACGGAATGTCTCGCACAAGCCACGTTCCTGGCGGTGCCTATCCTGCTCAAGAAAAGTACAATCCTACTGACAAGAAAATCTTTGCCGAAGCCGCAAAGGAAGACGATGAGGACGACGATGACCATGAGGACGACGATGATGATGATCGCGAGGACGATGAGGGTGATGAAGACAAGGACATGAAGAATGTCAAAGAAGGCTATGGCATGAAGAAAGAATCTTCTCACTATGGCATGAAGAAAGAATCTTCTCACTATGGCATGAAGAAAGAATCTTCTCACTATGGCAAGAAGATGAAAAATGAAGACTCTGCGGCGGATGACGAGTATTACTACGAAGAGGAAGATGAAGACAAGGACATGAAGAATGTCAAGGAAGGCTATGGCATGAAGAATGTCAAGGAAGGCTATGGCATGAAGATGAAAAATGAAGACTCTGCGGCGGATGACGAGTATTATGAGGAGAAGGATGAGGACGACGAAGACGATAAGGAAGATATGAAAAAGGAAGATTACGAACCTCTTCTTCCCGAAGATATTATTGAGATCGGAATCAACTCAGTTAATGTCAACGAACATATGGCTGCTATTCTTTCAAATGGCGGAAGCAATCTTTCCGAAGAGTTCAAGGAAAAGACTTCGGTTGTGTTTGAAGCCGCTCTTCGCGAGATGGCGACTACAATGTATAACGCCCTTTCAGAGAGTTTTGCTCATGCCCTTGACGAGGCAGCAACAGAATACGAAGATGCTCTGACCGAGCATGTAGACAATTATCTTGGATATGTTGTGGAACAGTGGATTGCCGAGAATGAAGTGGCGATTGAATCTGGTCTGCGTTCTGAACTAACAGAAGAATTTATTACTGGACTACATAAACTATTTGTTGAAAGCTACATTGATGTTCCCGATTCAAAGATTGACATGATCGAGGCTCTGACTGCAAAAGTCAACAGCCTTGAAGAAAAGCTGAATGAAGAGTTTGAAAACTCAGTATCTCTGCGAAATGAACTTTTGGAAGCAAAGCGAGGAGAAATCTTTTCAATTGCGACAAAAGATCTAACAGATGTACAGGCGGACAAACTGTGGGAACTTTCCAAGAAAGTTGTTTTTGAGGACGTAAATGATTACGCCAAGAAAATCGAGACTCTCAAGGAATCTTATTTTAGCAATAGTAATAATACCAGTGGTAATAAATTCTCTTCTGCTTCTGCGCTAGATAGCGTGGATTCAGCAGCCGCAGAAACCGTTGGAAAGACGGAAAACTATCTAAACGAGGAAACTGCAAATCCTCGTATGGCTAGATATGTTCGCACTCTTTCCAGCCAGGTGAGTTCGCCTACTTTTCGTGATGTAGTAACGTCAAAATAGTACTATTAAAAGCAAAACATTGTTGAAATATCAATTTATCTAAATATAAAAAACAAGGAGAATACTAAAATGCTTCCAACTGATAGACTAACGGAAAAGTGGGCACCAGTTCTTGACCATGACCACCTTCCCAAGATTAAAGACACCTACAAGCGTGCGGTGACTGCCATTCTTCTGGAAAATCAGGAGGAAGCACAGGCCCAGGACGCTCGTTCAGCAGGTTATCTGTCTGAAGCCGCACCAACAAACTCAGGGTTTGGCGGCGCAAACATGCAATCATACGATCCAATTCTTATCTCATTGGTTCGTCGTGCACTTCCTAATCTCATTGCATATGATGTCTGCGGCGTGCAGCCAATGACAGGTCCAACAGGACTTATCTTTGCAATGCGTTCGCGCTATACGTCGCAGGGCGGAACTGAAGCACTATTCAATGAAGCTAATACAACAATTGCCTCAGGTAACTCTACATTTTCGTCCGTCGGACAGGTTAACCAGGTAGGTAACGATCCAGTTTTCTCAACTGGTTCAGGATTTACTGTTAACACTGCAATTGATACAAGCTATACCGTAGCAAATGGTATGTCAACCGCCGTTGCCGAAGCTCTTGGTGATGCTGGAACAAATGCCTTTGCTGAAATGGCATTCTCAATTGAGCGCGTATCAGTTACTGCTCGTTCGCGCGCACTGAAGGCTGAATACTCAATGGAACTTGCTCAGGACCTTAAGGCCATTCACGGTCTTGAAGCTGAGACAGAACTTGCGAATATTCTGTCAACAGAAATTCTTGCCGAAATCAATCGTGAAGTTATTCGTTCAATCTACCGTTCTGCCGACCTAGGTTGTCAGTATGGCACGACGACACAGGGCGTGTTCAATCTTGACGTTGACTCAAATGGTCGTTGGTCAGTTGAAAAGTTCAAGGGACTAATCTTCCAGATTGAGCGCGAAGCTAACGCAATCGCAAAGGCTACCCGCCGTGGTAAGGGTAACATTCTGATCGTTTCTTCGGATGTTGCATCCGCTCTTGCAATGACTGGCGTTCTTTCGTATACTCCAAATCTTGACGCAAATCTTACCGTTGATGACACAGGTTCAACCTATGTTGGAATGCTTCACAATCGTATTAAGGTCTTTATCGACCCGTACTTTGGTGGTTCATCCGCTGGAAACGAACTTGTTACAGTTGGTTATAAGGGTACATCTCCTTATGACGCTGGTCTGTTCTACTGTCCTTACGTTCCTCTCCAGATGGTTCGTGCAGTCGATACAAACTCTTTCCAGCCCAAGATCGGCTTTAAGACTCGTTACGGAATGGTTGCAAATCCTTTTGCTACCGCTGCAAAAAATGGTGTTGTAGGTGTTCGCAATGGTACCACTGGTAGTGAAAACAACATCTATTACCGTATTTTCAGAGTTACGAACCTCATGTAAAAACTTATATAAAAATAATAAAAAAATTACAAAAAGTAACAAATTTCAAAGGGAGTCCAAAAGACTCCCTTTTTTTATGCGTACGCATAAATACCATATACTTACTACTACAAATATTCATGGAGAGGCAACATGCCCTTACGAGATCAGCCACGTAATGTAAACCTGATTCAAACAACTCAGTATTTGCTTAACTTTGATAAGATTCCAAGTACAACGTACTTCTGTCAGTCGGTAACCATTCCTGGCGTAAATATGTCTGAAGCGGCGCAGCCTACTCCGTTTGTTGATTTATACAGACACGGCGACAAACTAATATACGATCCTCTTACCGTTACGTTTTTGGTTGATGAGTGGATAACATCATGGAAAAACATTCATGATTGGATGCGAGGACTTACATTTCCAACTAAATTTCCAGAATATCAAAAGCAGAAACTTGAGGGCTTGTATTCCGATGCAACTCTTACTTTGTTAAATGGACTTAACAATCCAGTAATTCGAATTGTATACCGTAATTGTTTTCCAACAACGTTATCTCCAATTACAATGTCGTCTACCGATGATGGCGGCGTACCAATAAGTGCGGATGCAACGTTCCGATATGACTATTTTGATATTTTTCCTTTGCACAAATAAATAAATATTTTCCGTTATCACTTGACATTAGCGGAAGACTGTGTTACTATAAAACCTATTTTATGGAGTGTATAACACATATCATGACGGAAAATGAAATCTTGCAGTTATCATTAAACGATCTTACAACTCACTGGGTCGAAGATTCAAAGATTGATTTTACTGAAGTAGGCAAAGAATCCGTGCGAACTGGAGAAATTCATGCAAAATATCTCAAGATTATGGCAATTCACACAAACAAGCTACGTGAAGCATCTCGCGCACTAGCAAAAATTCGCAATCTTAGACAGTCATACTATGACGGAAGTATTGACAAAGAAACGGAACAAAAATACAATTGGAAACCATTTCCATATAAAGTCCTAAAAGGAGATATGGAGAGATTTATTGAAGGAGATGATTTTGTGCAAAAAGCAGTAACTATTGTATCAAAGCATGAAGATATCATAGAGACATGCAAAGCGATCATTAAGGAACTAGGAAATCGCTCCTATCAACTTAAAGCTGCCGTTGATTGGCAACGACTAATGGCGGGCTTTAATACATAAATGTCTTTTTCTTCCAACGATATCAAGGTAGACGTTTTAAATGCAAGTTACATACAACTGCACTGTGACGAATCCCAATCACAAGAGTTTTCGGATTATTTTACCTTTGACCTCCCCGAAGCCAAATACATGGCAAATTTCCGACGAGGCGGAAGATCGCGTGGAGGATGGGACGGAAAAATACGACTCTTTGACAAAAGGAATTCTAGGCTTCCTCTCGGACTATTTTCTAAATTCAAGCTTTTATGCAACGAAAGACAGTATAACACCTTTATCGCGACATCTCGCAGAAGCAACTATCTTCTCCAATCCCGAGAATGGTCGGAACTTGAAAGCGCAAATTTCGTCTCTAAGCTTCGACCAACACGTTCTGATGGTAGTGGCCTTGTTATGCGCGAGGACCAACTCAATGCCGTTACAAAAGCAATACGAAATCGTAGGACTCTTATCTTATCTCCAACGGCAAGTGGAAAATCACTTATCAGCTACGTTATCTCCATGTGGCACCAATCCTTTAACCCACGTTCTAAAGGGCTTGTCATTGTACCGAGAATACAGCTATGTCACCAACTGTATAAAGACTGGTGTGACTATTCTATCGCCAACGGGTACGACGCAGAAAATAAGCTTCACATCATACATGCCGGCAAAGACAAATCGGCACCAGACAAATGCGTCTATATTTCAACTTGGCAAAGTTTATTCGAACTTCCGCCTGAATACTTTTTACAATTCGACTATGTTATAGGAGATGAGGCGCACGAATTTAAAGCCAAATCTCTGACATACATCATGAACTGTTGTGTTAATGCATGGGACAGAGTTGGACTAACAGGAACGTTAGACGGCACAAAAACAAACAAGATGATTCTAGAAGGTCTTTTTGGAGAAGTCGAAAGAGTCATCACAACAAAAGAATTGATGGACAAAGGTGCTATCGCCAAACTAAATCCAATCAAGGTGCTTTGTCTTAAGCATCCACAAGAAGTATGTAATATTTTTAAAAAGACAGGTGGAGCGTCATACGAAGACGAAATTCAATATCTGATATCTTCTGTTTCTCGAAACAAATTTATTACAAATTTGGCCTTGTCTTTAAAGGGAAATACGCTTATATTATATCAACGAGTCGAGGATCACGGAAAAATATTATACGACAACATTCTTAAAGAAAAGTCCGAAGAAAAGCGAAAAGTCTTTTTTATTCACGGAGGCGTAGATTCCCAAGATCGAGAGGACGCGCGTCGTATCGTTGAAAATGAAGAAAATGCGATTATTGTGGCATCTTTCGGAACGTTTAGCACAGGAATTAACATCCGCAATCTTCATAACGTCATTTTTGCCGCTCCTACAAAATCTAAGATTCGCAGTTTACAATCAATCGGACGAGGACTTCGTATAGGAGATGCAAAAGACAATGCAACATTGTTTGATATTGCCGACGACTTAAGAGTGTCGGAAAAATCTCGTTCAAACTTTACATATACGCACCTTGAAGAACGTCTAAAGATTTACATAAGCGAAAAATTTTCTTATAAATTATACAACATAAAGCTGAATGATGTTATTGACACAGAAGAAAAGAAAGCAACATTATATGAAGAATAAAGATACGCCTCTTCCGTCTGAATCCGTTTTCTACTATAAATTAAAAAACGGAGATGAAGTCATCTCCGTTGAAGAACCCGTTGGATTTTATAAAAACAATCTGTTGCTATCCGTCGAAACCGCAGATGACATGACAAAAGAAGATAAAAAACAGTTAATCGCGGATCTTAAAAAAGAAATAAGACAGCAGACAAAACAATTCTCATCAAAAAACTATATTGAACTTCATTATCCGATGAGAGTTGCTAGTCTTCCAATGGGAGGAGGACACGGTGCGCTACATATGAATTTCTGGGTATCACCGTCAATCAATCATTCTCAGATCATGCATCTAAACAAAAGCGAAATTCTGATTAGGCTTCCCGTCGATGAAGGAATATCATCTTACTATTTTTCGATGATACGACGATATATTCTTATGTACGCAAAAAGCCTCATTAATGAGGGCCATGAATTTTCATCGAAGGGAAAAGACTTGATAGCAGAAATGGAAGAGCAGTATC